CCACCCAAGCAGCCACCGGCTAGTCTGCTAGAGTTGCAACAGCAAGCTAATGACTTTCTGCCTAAGTTTGATCTGAAGCAAACCAAGGAATGGGTGCAAGCAGACTTCACTAAGAAATACATGGAAATCGCCAACAAAGAGTTTCCTGAGATCTATCAAGACATCAAAAGCAAATCGCAGGAACGCATGAAAGTTCTGAAAGAGAAGGAGTTAAAACAGAATGGCTAGACGCTATGAAACACTTACCTACATCAAGCTGTTTCCCAACACTGAGGGAAAGGGCAAGGCGCAGTATAGCAATGGCAACTGGAAGCCTTACGACGCTGAACAGAAGACTTATGCGGACATCACCTTGCGAGATGGACAGCGCCACCAAGTATCGCTGTTCCCCAACGACGATGGCACTATCTCTATTCGCATCTCAAGAGTTACTGAGTACGAGGGTGAGGACAGTATCGCTGACGGCATTTCACAGCCAGCTATGAAGCCAATCGGCAACGCAATCAGCACCAAATATGCGGCACCACAGCCAAAGGCAGAGGACGATGACCCAGACATCCCCTTCTAAGGCGCTTCTAAGGCCCAGAGAGGCCGCTCTAGTGTTGTTTGGCAAGGATACCAAGGCTCAACTCAACATAGTCAACAGGATGCTCCAGAGGGGCATTATCAAGGGCAAGCGTTTGGGTGGGCGTTGGTACATTACACGAGCCGAAATCGAAAGGATTACGGATGAACCAGCAAACATTCCTAGTGATACCTAGAAACGATGGGGTTGCTGTCAGCGTTGATGGCAACCTCCACATCAAAAAAATGGACAGCAGAGAAATGCTGTTATTCACGAAGCGTTGTTTCGAGGCAGCGATGGAAATGATAACGGAGGAAGAACGTGCAAAAGATAATTCCAATGTCGGAGAGGGTGATATCAGGCAGACAAAAAGCCAACAGGATGTCCCAAAGTGAGTGGAAAAAATACTGCCGCGAGTTAGAGGCTCTGGACATTGTTGAAATCGTGCAACAAGTGACCAAGTTTAGCTTGGCAGAGTTACGCGGCAAGCGCCGTAAGGCATACTTTGTGGATGCACGGCAACTGTTTGTGCGCCTTTGTGAAGATCATACAACCATATCGTATTGCAGGATGGGGCATGTTTTGAACAGAGATCATTCCACAATGATTCATGTGTCGCAGCGCGTACCTTCACCAAAATTCACAAGCTGGCTAGAGAAAGCAGAGCATCTTGTTGACGAATTGAAGGAGCGTGAATTTGGCCCAGAAGAACCGCAAAGCTACAAAAGCAAAAACTCACAAATCTACAAGAAGATCCATGTTGTTTAACTGCGCATACTGCGGCAAGCAATGTGATTACTTCGAAAACAACTGGGTTACGCTAGGCACTGGTGAGGATATATGCCTTGGCTGTCTTCACCCAGAGAAATATGGGGGGAATAAATAGGGGGGTTTTGCCCCCTTATTTTTTTGACTTACCTTTTTTGGCTTTGTTTCTTTTGGAGATAGCAGCAGCCTTCTTCTTTGCGTCAGCTTTGCTGCTTGCACCCCATGCCCTGAGACTAAGGAGGAGCCTGGTAGGTTTGCCCTTCGCATCTCGTTCCGGCCCCCTCATGCCACCCATACGCGCTAGAAAACTGGCCCTGCGTGGGTTGTCACCCTTCCTCACAGGCGCTTTTAGGTTCATGCCCTGCCGCTTGGCAGATGCCCTGCCCTTCCGGTTCAAGCCACCCTTGGGATTCTTGCCAGCCTTACGTTGCCATGCTGGCGTCTTAGCCATCAGACAAAGCCCTCATACGTTTGACAAGTCGCTTGGCCCTGTTGGGGACTTGATCGTGCCAGCGGCTGTCCACCATCTCGTCTGCCGCCCTGTTCCAATCTTTCGCATCAACGCCAGCCTTCATGCCCTTGAATTTTGAGAGGCGCGGTCTGCCCATATTAAACATCATGTTAGCTATGATTAACTGACATTCTTCCGGCAGATCATCAAAGTCTGGGTACAGAACCTGACACTCATCTAGCGTTGAGGCGATATCCAAGGCAAACACTTGCCGCACACGCTCTTCATCGACAGGTGTGCCGACAGCCTGACCATGCTCTATATCTTCCTCAACTACCAAATGCCCTATGCCAAACGTAGGTAGGCCAAGGTGATCTAGGTAGATCTCAAACTTGCAGCCCTCGTCCTCTGCAAGTTCTTCTCGTAGCTTATCTTTGTTCATTTCTTCTTTTTCTTGGCAGTTTTTGCAGATCGTTTAAATGCTTTAGCAGTAGGCGCACCCCTGCTACCAACCTTGCGCATTTTCTCACCACTGCCAGCTTTGATTCTTTTACGCTTGGCGTGGATGTTCCTGTACAAGCTCATTTCTTCAGCCCCTTTATGCCTCTAAGACCAAATGATGCAGCTATACTAGCATACATGGCCCACTGAAACCAATCCGGCGTAGTTTCTAACGCCGCAAACCCACGTTCTACATAGGGCTGTAGCGGCGGGATGAAGCACATGGCTATGATAACTATAAATAAAATAGTCCATGCCTCATCTTTCCAGCTATCCTTGCTGGCTTCAGCCATGATCTTTTCCCAGCCAGCTTCGTGCGTGGCGGCGACTTTCATCACTTCTGCTTCAGCCTCTGCCTTGGCTACCTTGACCCTAGACTGCGCAGCCTTTTCATCTGCCTTGCCCTTAAGCCAGCCACTCGCTAGGTCGCCTACAATTGGTATCAATGCCTGTATCATTCGGAATCCACCTTGATGCAAATCATCTCTTGGTTGTCGCTACGTTGGATATCATGCTCTATGTAAACCGCCTTTCGGTGGCACTCTTCTAAAGTATCAGCATCAATCAATGGCGCGACGTTGTAGTTAAACGGCGAAACAGCAGTAACCAATATTACCACCCAGACCGTGTTCACTTCTCAGACCCTAGCCAGACAGCGAAAGCGCCGGTCATTGCGCCGGTCACAGTAGCTGTTAGTGCTGTAGCCTGTGAAGTCATTGCCTCTGGCGGCAGCGAAATGAACCATTCAATAACCCTGATAT